TGTTTTATATCTCTTTACAGGTGGCAAACCAAGAAACTTTACTGTTGGATCTTCCCATCCATAGAAATCATATCGTAAGGATTTTTCTTCATCCATCATATCTACTTGTCTTGCTGCCCACTTTTGTGCTCTCATCTTGTTTTCTTTATCTATATCGCCACCCCACAAAAGCCACGCTACTTGTCCTGCTGTTGGTCTATCACTTTCTCCACTCAAGTATTCATCTGCTCTTGGAGAATCAAGATCTGATTCATGTCTTAGAAACCAAGCAGATTGCCTACGAGCTTTATCATCAGATATTTCGCCATTTGCCATTCTTCGAGCCTCTCTAATCGTTCTCTCTACTAAACCATCTCCTGCAAACTCAAGTAAGTCCAATCCTCTTCTTGCATTTCTCTGCATATAATCAGGAACATTCTCTATTGCTTTTTTTCTTCTTCTAGGTTTCTTTGGTTTCTTTGGCTTTCCATATTTTTCATCAGAGGCATCTGGATGATCCTCTGGAAGTAAATCTGTATCAAAAGGAGATCTTGGAAACTTACCTGTTTTAAGAGCTTTTAGAAAAGCATTGACTCTAGCCATAGCCCATTGATCTGCTGATGTTACATTACCTCTTACTGATCCGGGATTTGTTCTATATGCTCCAACTCCTCTTTCAAAAACTTTTCGTAACATCCCCATTGTTGCTCTGTACTTTGGAGAATCAGCATTGTGCTCTTCCATTTTTTTCTTAAGAGCTTTCTCAACTCTATCAGATAGTTGCTTTTCTTCTTGGTCTATTGGTGCAATCACTCTTAGCTTTGATACTTCTACCTCAACAACTCTATCTGTTCTCTGATGTCCTCCATCTTCTAGGATTGCCCAAACCCTGATGTTTGCTGTTTCTTCATTTTGATTTAAAGACTCTATAACACCATGAATTGTACTTGGAGGATCAGGATCTTTGTTGATAGACCACGAAACAGAATCTCCAACTTTCAGTTCTGAAAACATAGCTTTGTATCTTTCAATCTGTCTTAATCTTCTTTGTGCCTCTGCTCTCGTGTCATAACAGCCAAACTTTCTATCTCCATCTTTTGAATATACACAATATCTACCATCTTCTTTCTTGATCTTCTTTTGCTCAAGCCAAGAGATATGAACTCTCTCGCCATCCTCAAGAATGATGTAGGTATCATCATATTCTTCATCTTTCTTACCAGACTTGTTTTCTTCAAACTGATCTGAATCAGGAACACCTGTCGGTACTTGACCTGCAAATACTCTTGGCTCTGATCCATCTGCTGGAACTTCAATTTGTTGTATGCCTCTCAAGTACACATCCATGTTTGGATCTTCCGAAGAAAATCCTGTTGCTTTTCTTGCCTCTGCTATTGTTACGAAACCTGCTTGTAAACCCTTTACAACCTTATCCATTTCTAATGCCTCATCAGATTGTAAAGCTCTCACATCAGATAAATCGTACATCATTTGAAAATCCAACTCATCTGTAAAATCTGCAAGAAGTAATTGATTTGTGAGATCCTGTGCAACATTCTTCCACATTGGAATCAGTTTTTGTTCAGTAAAGAAGTTTCTTAGCTCACTTACATTTGCATAAGTGCTTGATGCAAGACCAGCTCCAAGACCTGCTAATATTGCTGGAATACCAAGAACTGCTGATATTCTTTCTTCATTGACATGCCTCAAACTACCTATCTCTAAATCTTTTGGAGAAAAAGAAAGTGTTTGTACATCTATCTCTCCACCTGATACAACTAAAGGTTTACCTCTGTTCTCTCCACCAAATCTTCTACCGAATACCTCTGCTATGTTTTCTGCCTCTTCTCCTGACATTGATAGATCGTTCTTAGGAGATATAACTACTCCGGGAACACCCATATTCTTTACAAGTGCTGATGCCATCTGACTTGCAGCACTATCTCCAAGTATCTCAACCATTACTGCTCTAAGTGGAGCTAGTCCTCTTCTGTGATTTCTAGGATCTATCCTCTCTCTAATATGTATCATGTCCTCTCTTGGAATGTACATATTCTGACCTCTTTGCTTGAACTCATAATGTGTAATCAATTCTTCTTTAGTTCCTTTTACATCTACCTGTTCTGGAATTAGGGGATATAACTGAACTACATCTCCTGCCTCACTTCTCAACTTCAAGATAAAGGCATCTCCTGCCACAGACACAGATGCGACTATATATTGATTTAACAAGTTACCACTCATAAAGGGAGATGGTTTTTTCATAAGCATTGATGCAGGATGATTCAAAATTTGTTCTTTACCATCTCCTGTTGTTTGATAAACCTCTAATGGTGGCTCTGAAAACGCTGTGCCTAGAACATTCAAACAAGCAAGTGCAGCAGAGTTACCCTCTGGGCTCATCTGATCTACACCACTAAAAAAACCTATATCTGTATTAAAAGGAAAAACAACCTGATTATTTGGGAAACTGCTGTAAGCCTTATTCTCTGAATCTCCCTGTTGCCTGAAAAAATCTCTAATATTATCTGTTAATCCCAATTAGATTACACTCCATTTTGTCTTTCTTACAATACCATGCCTAGCTGCGTAAGCTAAAGCATCCACCTGATCATCATGTGTACCAGAACTCGGAAAGCTCGTAAGTTCTTTCTCAAATTCTACTAACCATTTTGCGTTTTTCAAAAAGTAGATAGTGCCATTTTCTACTCCTGCTGCTGCTGGTACAGCTCTAGCTGTCTTTGATTTATCTGCTTTCAGATTCTTTATTGGTAGCCCCTGCCTCCTCGCCATCTGAATGATACCTAGTCCAAAAGAAGAATCCTCAACACCTAGCCATGCAAGATTAAACTTTTGTATTGTATATTCTATTCTTGGCACTAAATCAGGAGCAGCTAGTCTATCCCGGTATATATCCATTATCAACATCTTGCCATCAGGTGTAGTACCTACAACCATTATTACAGAATAATCAGCAGTTTCTTTCTGTGATAAAGCTGTGTCCATAGTTCCAAAGAAAGATAGATCTGAATGCTTATATACCTCTCCATCAACCAAATACTCTGGATTTTCAGAGTTTGGATGTAAAATCTCAAAATATCTAAACCATTCTCTCTTGAACATGTTGCCAACCTCTGTAAACTCTGCAAGAAACTCTTGAGCAAAAACTAACGATCCAAGTTCTTCTTTTGCTAAGGCTAATTCTTTCTTATCTATTTTTGGGCTGTTTTCTGTTGGATAATGAAATACTGCCCAATCATCTCTACGCTTTGCATTTTCAAACAGATCATAAAACCAATTTACGCCATTAGGTGTAGTAATCATAAGACTCTTACCAAGATTATCAGATAATATTGGTCGTACTGTATCCCATGTTTCTTTGTCCATATAAGCTACCTCATCAAAGATAATCAAAGAAATACCACCTGCACCCCTCAATGATTCAGGTTTATTAGCTGATTTGATTTGTATAGATCCACCATTTTTCAAAACTATTCTTTTTTCTACCTCCCTTACTTCTGCATATTCTTCCGGAAGTTGTCTTATCAATGATTTGATATTGAGCCATGCCTCTAAACTTTGTGGATATACAGGAAAGATAACCCATACTTTATTTTTTTTTAGTGCCTGATCTAATGCTGCAACTAGAGATAGTGTAGATTTACCCCATCTTCTTCCACACACAGCTATAACATGTCTATTTTCATTTAATGCTTTTATTACTTCTACTTGTCCAGAATGTAGATCAGGTGGAGTTGCCTCAATTACTTGCATCATTTATTCTTTTTTCTGCAATCTTAAAATATTCTTTATCTAATTCTATTCCAATAAAATTTCTTTTAGTATTAACACAAGCTACACCTGTGCTACCACTTCCCATTGTAAAATCTAAAACTGTTTCATTTTCGAGTGTGTAAGTTTTAATTAAGTATTCTAAAAGTGCTGCTGGTTTTTGTGTTGGATGAAAACCTTTATCTCTTTTAAATTCAAGAATATTTGTAGGATATTTATGTGTGCTTACTAAATTACCTGTTTTAATTTTTTTTTCTGTATTACCACCATTAAGAGGATTTATCTTTGAAGTAGATGTAGCATATTTATATTTTAAAGGTTTATCTCTTTTCACCATTTGAGGATAGTAATTAAGTTTTTTTCCATTTTTTTCAAAAACTATAATATCCTCTGTTTTCATCATTGGTCTATATTTAGCTACTTGAAAACCAACTCCTGCTTCTTTAATCCAGATCCAATGGTGTTTAAAATTTTTAATATTAGAATTTATAAGTAATGATGTAAATGGCTGACAAGCATTAAAACAGATACCTGCATTTTTTTTTATAATTCTATTAATTTGTTTCCACATTAAATCAAAATCAATTATATTATCCCAATTTGCAACAGTAGAGCCATAAGGTGGATCAGTTAAAATGAAATCAATAGAGTTATCTGGTATATCTTTTAAAGCATTCAAACAATCATCATTGATAATCTGTATCATCATCCTGCTGCCAATCCCATTTGAAGTTTATCTGTGGATATTCAACATTTGTAACCTGTACTTGTGGATTACCAAAACCATAGATTTGAGCAAGTATCTTGTAACAAACATCAAGTATTCCTTTTAACTCTGTTGGATTCATACTAGCTACATCTTTTTCGTTTATTTCGTTTATTATTTTAAAAATTACAGGTTTGATCTGTTCTGATAAATCTCTAGCTGTTTCTCCTACTTGAGCTAAAACAGTTGATATTATTTGCTCATTTAACATTTTATTTATTGCAAATATTCTATCTTTCCATCCATTCTTAGATGAAATCTGTTGTATTCGCCTCTCTGTAATCCCGAAGTTTTCCGAAACTTTCCTGTATGTTCTTGATGCACCTAGATCTAAATAATATTGAAATCTTTTGAAATCTATGTTTGATTCGCCTACCTGTTGTTGATGAGGTAATGCTAAGTGCATATCATCTATGTAATCCATAAGATAACTATAACTTATCTACATACAAACTTATGTATTATATTTTCAGAAGAGTTAGAGGATTTTTATTCCTCTAACCCAAGTTTTGTTATTTATAATCAAATGCAATCCTGCACCTGTTATATAACAAAAACCATATTTTGAAGTAAGCCATTTACTCCACTTAAGATTTTTTGAAAGTTCCATTACACCCCCTTTGTTTGTTTTTTCCCTTACATATGGTTTATGTCTGAAGTTTTACTTGAAACGAACTTTTTTTTTATTTTTTATTTGATTTGCAATGATATGCACAGCCACAGCATATATACTTACATTTACACATTTTTACGAAAACTGATCGTTAAAAGCCATATTGTAAGTGTAATTATTAGCCCTACGCCTGTTATTGTTGCTGCTTGTCCAGAAAGTGTAAGGTATGAAATCACTAGCCCTAGAATTGTCCAACTCAAAGCTAATGTTTCTCTGATTGCCTCAACTAACCATTTCCACATCTTTTCTATCATCCTGTTCTCCTCGTTACCATACTAAACATACTTGCTATTCTTGTTAAAACTACCGGGATCAAAACTTCTTGGGCTTTTTCTTTTTGTGATTCAGGCATGGAAGTTATCTCTGCGAAACTTATCTCTGCTAGATCTACATCAAGCAAAGTTCCAACAGGATCTGCTAATAGTTGTTCTGCCCTGATCTCACTCTGAACATCAGCTAAATTATAAGGCTGCAAAGAACTATCTGCATTTTCTATTGCTCTCTCTACATATTCCTCTACTGCTTGTTCAACAACCTCATCTGTTTCTACTAATTCTGCATATATTTCTACATCTTCTGCCTCAACATTTAAAACCTCTGCAACGCTTTCAACTTCTTGTTCTGTAAGATCCTCAATGACTTCTGTGCTAACAACCTCTGTTACAACTGCTTGAACTATCTTTTGTGTTTGTGTATCTGCTACTTCAAGACTCTCAACCGAAACTTCTGCAACCTGTTGAACAACTGTTGTTAGTTCATCAACAGTCAAAGACTCAACAAACTCCTCTACAACCTCTTCAAGCTCTTCTTCGTAGATAATTTGTTCTTCTTCACTAAGATTATCTAACTCC